TGTTGGTCAGTCACACTATCGTCAAACGCGTCCATGATTAATCAATTAACTGCTACGATATTTATTTGCATCTTAAAACCCGTCATACCTACCGTGTTTGAAATAAATCGTACTACTGTTATTGTATTCAAATTCATTGACGGTTCGTCTGACACCTCTATTATTTCGTGATATTGAAAATTTGTCAGTTTTGTTGTTGCTGTCACTATAATGAGCCTTCTTTTTCAAGTTCTTCTTCTGCCTTCTGGTTATTGTCTCTTCCATGCCGGTGTAGTTATTGAACCGCTTCATATTTCCAGGCTTAAGTGTTCGTTTGGGATTAGCATAAGTGTGCAAATAATCAGCAAGTACTTCAACTTCTCCAACAGTTATACTATAATGACTTGAATTAGCATATATACCTTGTTGGTAATGTGTTTGGTTCTTATAAACTCCTGTGAGTTGATCTTTAACGCCCAAACGTAACTCTTCATGCCTCGCGTTGTCTGTCTCCAACTTGCTAGTCAAACGCGCAGCTAATCTCGGATAATCTGGGTAGATACCGTATGAATCGTATAAGAAACCAATGAAAGTGCCAACGTCTCCGACATCTTGTTTGATGTAACTACGTTTATGAATTTGCTTACAATCTTGAGCAACAACACCTATATCATCGCCTTTAAAGAAAAACGCTAGCATACCTTCAAATTGATAAGCCGTCAAAATCTCGGCAGCCGAATGTTGGGAATTACTACTTGTGGTGTTCGCTGCTCCAGATGTATACGTGTCCACTGTCATTGTCGCTGCATCCATTGTCTTCACTTTCCAATTCTTAGTATTGTCACGCATTATTCTTGAAATATCAGAGGGAAAGCCAAGTTCCTCATACAATCTCGACAATGCCAAATCGAACGCTCTTCCTCGAACAGTGTCCTGTTGTGTTATATCAAAACTGTAACAGTAGTATCGTGCACCCACTTCTCTTTTACTCAGCATCTCATCAGCTCCTTCAATGAATTCCATATCATTTTCACCCATGCAATATCTAAACTCAGGCTTGAGCAATTTGTGCCACAAGTCATCGATGCAGCCAACTAATGGGCCGCAAATCTGGTTTATCTCTTTACTCTGTGCACTTACCATTTGTCCGCC